AGGTCGAGGAGGAGGTCGAGGAGGAGGTCGAGGAGGAGGTCGAGGAGGAGGTCGAGGAGGAGGTCGAGGAGGAGGTCGCCGTCGAGCTAGAAGGTTTCGAATACAAGGGCTCTACGTATTATCGAGACACAGATAACAATGTATATATGATGGATGAAGGTGGCGAGTGTCAAGAACAGCCGTTTGGCACCTGGAATCCTGTGAAGCAGCGGATTATTATGAATAAAAGCTAAGGCCATATAAGATGTTGGGTAACTGTGCGCCTGCAATAATATCACTTGCCATATGTATTTCCCTTATATTTTTAGATATGTTCCGACACCAATATAATCTTATACCAGTTCATATATTTCTTGGGTTTTTTTCACTTATCCTTATGGCTCTTCTGTGTAGTAAAAATGCGTATTTTATTGCCTGGTTATTATTATTACTGCCTTTCATTATATTAGGCACAGGTGTATATATGAAACAGCGCAATACGGTACAAATTCGCCAAGATTCCTCGAGACCCCGTTTGAATACTCATGCGCCCCCGCCACCCTAAAACGCCTAAGGATTTCTATACATTTCTTATAGACCCTTTCATGTATTCACCATATATCACTTCCACTATACTGTTTCTTGCTAGGACGTATATTTTCATTAAGAATACATATGATACCGTTTACGAAAATCTACATGTGCTATATAACAAACTACAACAGGTCCTTTCGAAAAAGCAATATGTATTTTTCCAATATATTTCTTCCCCCTATAATATTTTAGATGTGAATATTACTACCTCCTCTTGTGCACCCCCCCTATGGTATTATATTCCTGAAAATAAGGCGTTTATTTCTTGTAGTCTGGTGGCCAGTATAGAAGATACCTTAAAATCCGCAAAACGCGGTAGTCCTCTTCCTATTTTAAGTATGGAAGTTGTAGAAAACGACCAGCTCGTATTTGACCTCACTGATTTTCTGTCATCGATTACAGTGTACCCTTCTACACACAACAAGTGTCCTTCCGTGGCTCATATTCTAAGCGCTTGGACACTATCATCGAAGATTATTCTCGATAGGGAGCGTTACTTCGTGGTACGCCTAATGGATGTAAACGCGAAGGAGTATGAAACGGATGTATGTGAGTGTAACGATATTTTTGTAGAGCCTATGACAGAAGTTGAGGATGTTACTACACATGCCGAGCCTACTCAGGTGGATTCATCCGAGCAGGAGGATGACGTCGCACAACTAACGCCGCCACAGGCGGACGCGGCAGCTACTTAAAATTGAGGTATTAAATATATATAGAAATCGTTCTCAGCAATGAGTATCGATCTTGATTCCCAACTACCTTCTGGTGTATGGACATTATATTTCCACGCACCAAGGGAGAAGCGATGGACACTGGATACATTCCAGCCTATCGCAAAACTTTCTACTCTTCGTGAGACGCTAGCAGTATTTAATGAGCTAGGTGATAAGATTAAGCGAGGAATGTATTTCTGTATGCGCGATCCTATCCCACCTTTATGGGAGAACTATCAGAATATTCGCGGCGGCAGTTATTCTCTCCGAGGGGGTCCAGAAGAGGGGGGTGAATATTATAAGTCCTATATAATCGGTGCGATGTTAAATAATGTTTCGGTGGAAAAGGGGGATCAGGTTGTGGGACTAAGCATTAGTCCCAAAATCATGACGGGTCCGAATGGCTCGCATCGTGTTGGATTTTATGTTATCAAGGTTTGGAATAAGGATTCTGAGAAGTTCAATAATCCGAATGGAATCCAGTTATTACATCCGAAGCTGGTTCCTAGTGATATACTGTATACTCCGCACGTGGAGAAAAAGATGTGAGTTAGTTCTGCTGATACACAGTAAAGTTGGGCTCGTCGAGGCTTACTACACGATTCGCATGCTCGACAGTCAAATAAAGGAATTTACCTACATCACTGGAAAGCGTGCAAATAATATCAGGGATACTCTGCATCACAAGCAAATCTGTCATAGATTGCTGATAGGCCGCCAAGCGAGCTCTTACCGGATTACGCCCATCTGTTCTCAGAGGAAGTTGCTCCAATGAAAATACTCTCCATGAGGCATCTGCCTTTTTCTTGAATTGCTCGATAGCAGTTGAAGAATCAGACATTATGAAAATACTAGGAGAAGCTGTAGTTGTAGCAGTCAATACCTTTTTCGCCGCACGCACATATTCATCTACAGGCAAAGCTCTCACACCCACTCTATCTCCGCGAATATATATCCCAAGCTCAAATGACGCAGGTAAACGCGAGGCCTTAATGATTTCCTCTAGGGGTGAATGAACAGAAGGATTCCATCGAAATATTTGTTGGGCCGCGGTGCGAAGAGTTTCTAGAGGTAATGCGTTCGCATTGGCCAAAATACGCGGTAGTATTCTACTCATAGAGCTCACAGAGGGAAGCATAGAATCCGTAAATGACACACCGCTCATATCAACAAATGAGTTTTTTATGAGCGGATGCGTAACACCCACGCTATTCATCATATCATATACATGTAATGTGCGCCCTTCTGTACGGGAATACATATACGCATACAGGTATTGTAGAAAGTTCGAGCAAAAGGAGGAGTCCGTAGTTTCGAAAAAATATCCCATTTTCTGCTCTACACGTTTAAGAGCAGGAGGTTGAGCACGAACCCACGAAGTCATGTTTCTGTTGTATAATATACAGCAGAAATATGTCTTAAAAACGCGTTCACTTTACAATCTTTACAGGGGCATTCAATACTTTTGCTAGAAACGCGTGGTCCATATCCTTTGTCGCGTATTTGTCACGTGGAACCGGAATAACCTTCTGTATATTTGTTACTAGGCGACATTCATAGGCATCCTTCTTTTCCTCTTTCACGCAATGATAGTAAACATACTTTGTGGGGGCGTCTGGGTATGGTATAAGAAAAAGTTTATCAAATATATTCTCGTCCATTATATATAGTCTATAGGAAAACTTTAGGCGTTAAGCACTAGCGCCCTGCTTGTTCTTCATAGGTGCGAGAACCAGCTTCACCTCGCCCAGATTTGCTACAGTGTAGCGCAGAATGAGGGGGAAATCGTTCTTCAAGTAGAGCTCGATGCTGGGACACAGACTCGTGCACTTCGTGAAGAGTACCAGATGCTTCAGCTGGAAAATGCCCTGGACAATCTCCGCCTGCGCCCCCGCAGACTTATGTACCTTCATATTCGAGTTATCATTCTCCGAGATAATCGTCTCCTGCTCCGCAAAATCGCCCATACACTTAAAAATCAGGTCAGACCCGCTACTCGTAATCTCCACATCGAGCTTCTCACCCAGCGCATTCATGTCTCGGCAAATCTTCTGTAAGTCCACGCTCGGCATGTGAATAATACTCGTGAAGTTGAGGCTCGGGATCTGGATGTCCTCCACATCCGTGTCGAAGAGTTTCAAGAAGTAGTTCGTGACCGTCGACTTCTCCGAGTTCTCCATACGAATCCCCAGCTTATTCGGATTGGACGCGGGCAGATAGAGAGTGAGGTTATCATTGTTCCCCATCGTCTTAATCAGCTTGAAAAAGTAAATCATGTTCACTCCCAGCACATGCTTCGCAGGGCAGTAATACTTCTCGAACCGGTCCGAATGTAGGCGCAGGTAAACAAGAACCGTGTGTGTCTCATCCACCGCCATGACCTTGATACCCTGAGAATCGAACTCCAGATTAGCCTCCGTCAGAATCTCCTTCAGAGCCTCTACCATCGTGCGAAAGGCACCGGACTGAACTGTACTGGCCTCCAGAAGATTGCCATTCGCGTTTGGTTTGGCCCCTGACATTTCTATTGGTTTATGTCTAAAAGACCTTTAGGTAAACTAACGCCGGGGGGCGGCACGCCTGCGGTATGTGCGTTTAGCACGTCGTGTATGCCGTCTCCGGCTCCTAGGGCGCCGTCTAGATGCCATGCGCTCCTTGTTGTTTTCTACAAGGCGGGAGCCCTGTATCATAGCCGCCGTCGTAAAATATGGCGCAACTCTCACTACCCCACCCATTACACTAGGTATGAAGCCACCGTGAGCAGGTGGGACACCCTTCTTCATCTTAGTTTATCTATATATTTAAAGAACCCTCTTTATGAAATATAAATGCCCAATACTATTGAACGAATTACTATCGATTCTTCCGATGCGATGACGGAGCTATGTTTTCTAGGTAAATCTACGGGGTCAGATAAGAGCCCCTATAACACATGTAGGCATCGTCATCCTTATACGGCTGTATATAACATGCTCTTCTCTCCTTTAAAGAATCAGCCCGTACATTTCGCGGAAATCGGGGTCGCAGCAGGCTGTAGTGCGATTCTCTGGGACCTGTATTTTACACATGAGGGGACGCGCCTTCACTATTTTGACCGTGAAGAAGCATTCCTAGAAAATGGGCGCAAACTTACTAGCTCTAGAGCATCATATTCCTTAATGGATGTTTCCGTGGATGGGGATGTTGTGCGGGCTCTAAAGGGTTCTCGCGGCGAAGCCCTGTACGATGTGATTCTGGATGATAGCAGCCACGAGCATGGGCATCAGATTCGTATCATTAAGGAGGCATTTCCCTTGCTCAGGCAGGGCGGACTTCTCGTAATAGAAGATATATTCCGATCAATACCTGAAGAGGAGTATTCACGAGAGCTGACAGATATTTTGCCGCAATGCTCGGCTGCGTATTTTATTTTGTGTGAGCATAAGTATAAGTTTTCGCCTGGGTGGGATAATGATAAGTTGCTAGTTCTTGTAAAAGGTTGATCTTCTGCGTCTTTTACGCGTCCCCCCTTTCATAAACTTCATATGTTCTTTCGTCATATAATGCGCATTTCCTAGGTTAAGTGTATTATAGTTTTCGGTTAGTTCTTCGCCTGCTTTAATATTGCGTATAGCATGTGTGCCCGTTGTATTTGGAGTATCCGAGTGATTCATCCAACACTGTAAAGAGGCAGATAGATTCGGTGAATAAAACTCCATTTCATTAAAATCCATACTGAAATATGTTCTATCGAGGATTATTTTTCGAATAGCAGGATGTAATTCTTTCATTTCTTCTGGAGTAAGTTTGTTGGGCGTATGCCTTTCCCCATATTCCTTATGGTCTGTTATCTGAGTACCTTTAGGAATATCCCGAATAGCGAATACTCCTATACCTTGAATAGGTGATGGACGCAGTGTAGCCCATACCGTAGAGTTTAAATACTCTATACATTCTTCAGCTACTCGCATCCCTTACTTATTAATGTGAATAAACGGGGAGCGGTTTGTAAAATTGGAAGCCTAGTAAGCCTCCACCCTTGCTATAGAATGGACGCCTCTGCTTATAAAAAACACACGCATCGTGAGCACATCTTGGAGCTGCCCGATACGTATATCGGCTCTACCGATACTCACGCTGAGTCTCGGTGGGTCTTTGACGAAACCACTGGAAAGATGGTACATCGCCCCGTCCAGTTCAATCCGGGTTTCTACAAGCTATTTGACGAAATCATCGTGAATGCGCGGGATGCTCTTGTGCGTAGCCAGACAGAGGCTGGGCGCACTCCTATCAAGCATATTGATGTAACGATTCAAGAGCCAACAGCAGACAAGCCTCTGATGATTACCGTAGAGAATGATGGCGATGGTATTCCTGTGGAGATGCATCCTACGGAGAAGGTATGGGCGCCCGAGCTCATCTTCGGTCATCTTCTGACGAGTGGCAACTATGACAAGGGCGAGGAGAAGATTGTGGGTGGCAAGAACGGCTACGGTGCGAAGCTCACCAACATCTTCAGTCGCTCCTTTACCGTCGATACGCGCTCGAAAGGGCAGAAGTATTCGCAGACTTGGACGAATAATATGTCTATCGCAGGCAAGGCGGCTGTCAAGAAGGACGCGGCGAAGGGCTTCGTTCGAATCACCTATGTGCCTGACCTGGCCCGCTTTCCTGGGCTGAGCATGGATGATATGCTAAAGGTGATTAAGACCCGCGTCGTTGAGTTGGGCGCGATGGCCGGTAAGGAGGTCAAGGTCACCTGTAACGGCTGGCATGTGCTCACGAACACGTTCGAGAAGTTCGTGAAGCTGTTTGTCAAGGACGATACGCCTATTGCCTATGAGCGCTGCGGCGAGCGCTGGGAAGTCGCCGCGGTGATGGCGCGGCAGCTGTTTGAAGAGGATGGTGTGCCCGATGAGAAGCACGTCTCCTTTGTAAACGGTATCAACACCCGAAAGGGTGGTAAGCACGTGGAGAAGGTGGTGGGTACCATTATCGGTGATTTCTGCGAGCTCGCAGCGAAGAAGAAGGTGCCCGTGAAGCCTGGGCAACTCAAGGACTCTGTCGTGTTCTTCGTGAATGCGACGATTGTGAATCCCGCGTTTGATTCACAGACGAAGGAGACGCTCACAACGCCCGCGGCGAAGTTCGGCTCCGTATTTAAGACTGAGGGCAAGTTCGTGACGCAGCTCGTGAAGCTGGGGCTCCTCGATGAGGCGATGTCGATTCTGGACGCGAAGGCGAATAAGGATGCGAAGAAGACGGATGGGTCCAAGAAGCGGACGATTCGTGGAATGCCCAAGCTCGTGGACGCCGCGTGGGCGGGGACAGCGAAATCGGGAGAGTGTACTCTGATTCTCACGGAGGGAGATTCGGCTGCGACGTCGGCCATTACGGGGCTATCCGTCGTTGGGCGTGAGAAGTGGGGCGTGTTCCCTTTGAAGGGTAAGATGCTGAATGTGCGCGACGTATCTGCCGACAAGTTCGCCAAGAATGAGGAGCTCACGGCCATCAAGAAGATTCTTGGGCTCGAGCAAGGCAAGGTATACAAGGACCTGAAATCGCTGCGTTATGGTCGTGTAATGGTCATGGCCGACCAGGATTTGGACGGCTCGCACATCAAGGGACTTCTGATGAACTTGTTTCACAGCGAGTGGCCAGCGCTGATGCACGCCGGTTTCATCTGCTCGCTTGCCACTCCACTGCTAAAGGCATCTAGGCGCTCCGAAGTGAAGAGCTTCTACTCGCCCGCGGAGTTTGAGGCGTGGAAGACCAGCCTAGGCGGCTCCACTGCCGGCTGGCATCTGAAATACTATAAGGGGTTGGGCACGAGCACGGATGAGGAGGCCAAGCAGTGGTTCCAACACCTTCATGAAATCAAGTATACCTGGGATGGCGAGACGGATGAGACGATGTCTCTCGCCTTCTCTAAGAAGCGTGCGGACGACCGTAAGGCCTGGCTGGCGCGATACAATCCGCAGCGTATGATCGTAGTAGAGGCCGATGGCCGCGTCAACTATTCCAGTTTCATCAACGATGAGCTGATTCACTTCAGTAACGCAGACAATATTCGCTCGCTGCCCTCCATTATGGACGGCCTGAAACCGTCGCAGCGCAAAATCCTCTTTGGCTGTTTGAAGCGCGGTCTGCGCGCCGAAGTGCGCGTGGCGCAGCTCGCAGGCTATGTGTCAGAGCATGCTGCCTATCACCACGGCGAGGCGTCTCTCACTGGCGCGATTACATCAATGGCACAACAGTTCGTCGGCGCGAACAATATCAATCTGCTAGCCCCTATCGGGCAGTTCGGCTCTCGTCTCCAGGGAGGCAAGGACGCAGCCTCTGCGAGGTATATTCATACGCACTTGGAGGGCATTCTCGATACGATTATTCGCAAAGAGGATGCGGGCATTCTGAAGCACATTGATGACGATGGGCTCGTAGTAGAGCCTGAGACGTATTACCCTGTTGTCCCCCTGCTCGTAATCAACGGCTGTGTAGGGATTGGTACCGGCTTCAGCACGGATATTCCTCCGCACAATCCTGAGGAAGTTGTAGGGTTACTGCGCGACCGTCTAGAGGGGCGGCGGGCGACGCTGGAGAGATTAGCGATGCGCCCTTGGTGGCTTGGCTTCAAAGGTGCCATTCAGCTCGTCTCCGATGGTGTCTGGGTGACACGCGGCTTGTATGAGTTCGACGATGCGAAGAAACTCGTAACGATTACGGAGTTGCCGGTGGGCACTTGGACGCACGATTACAAGGCGTTCTTGGATGAGTTGTGCGTAGCTGGGAGTGTAGCGAAGGCAGGGGGCAGCCAGGGCGGCAAGCAGGATTCGAGTAAGACCGAGGACGGTAAGCCTGTGCTGCGGAACTTTGAGGACCTCTATAATCACATTGACGTAAAGTTCATTCTGGAGCTTGACCCCGATTACTATGACGACGTGAAGGCGAATCCCGTGGAGTTTGAGAAGCGTTTCCAGCTCACCTCCACTTGGCGCACGACAAACATGGTGGCCTTTGACATGGACTCCAAGATTGTAAAGTATGGGTGTGTGGGCGATATTCTCGAGGCATTCTACCAGCCTCGTCTGATAGCTTATGAGGCGCGCCGTGCGGCCGAGATTGAGCGCCAACGCCGTGAGGCCGAGGAGGCCGACGCAAAGGCGCGTTTCCTACAGGCCGTGCTGGACGGCACGATTGATATGCGCCGTGCGTCCGACGAGTACATTGTGGCTGCGATGATTGCGCATGAGTTGCCTGCGCTGTCGGGTGATAAGGTCGCCACGAATGTGGATGCCTACGACTATCTGCTGCGGCTGCGCATGGACCGCGTCAAGGCCGCTGCCGTTGAGGAGCACAAGAAGGCCGTTGTCGCAGCCCAAGAGGCATTGGCGGCCCTGGAAGCCACCACGGCGTCGAGTATGTGGCTCTCTGACTTGGATGACTTTGAGCTCGCCTGGAAGAAAATGCGCGCCGAGCGCGAGGCCGCTCTGGCTGGAAAGGCAAAGCCTTCTACTAAGCTCGCAGGCAAGGTGTTCAAAATCAAGCCGAAGGCTGCTCCCGTTAAATAAGAAGGATTCCACATGAAATAAAGATAAATCCAATTAGCTGAGTAAAAGAGTATTTTTCACCCATTGACATCCCGAGCAATACATTCGATATACTTGTAATGGCATTCCACGCACCATTCACACGACCCAGATCATCCTTTCGTAGTGCTCTTTGAAAAATATAGACAATCCCGCCATAACCTCCAAGACCTCCTAAAATATATTGGACCCCATCTGTCTGTGCATATTTTTTTAAACAATAGTCCGCGAATGTTTCTATAATGGCCAATACGGTAGCAAATCGCATGACACTACTATCCAAAAGACGTTCTACAAGGTCGATCATCTACTATCGTGACAGATAAGAACAACCAGTTTTTTTGAATGTCTACAAGACGCACAAAAAAAATGGTCCAGGCGGGGTTCGAACCCGCGACTTTGGCGTGCCATTAAGTATACAACGAACTGTATAAGCACCACACTCTACCAACTGAGTTACGGGACCTCGGAGGGCGCCTACCCCCTATGTATGGGTAGGCAACGATGCTTTAGGCATTTGGGCGAGTCAATTTTTTTATAGAAGCGGCAATAGCGGCGGTGGCCCCTAGCTCAGCACGCAAAAATCTTAATAAGTCTATCTTTCTTCTCTGTGCGCACTCTTCTTTTACCCGCCTTCGATTTTCGCGTCGTCGATTTCGGCGCATGTATCGTTTGCTCTACACCACTCTCTCCTAGCGGTAATGCCCCCGTGCTCACATCAGTAAGAACTATTGACAAGTCATCGCCCTCATATTTCTTGGGCCCACCGCTCTCCATAACATGCTTCTTGATTACTACATCCGCAGCCCCTTTCAGATTGAAGCCCGATGATTCTAGACCTCTTAATATATCACGCGCCACTTCTTCCAACGGTTTCAGCGCCGAGCTATCACTCTCCACAAGCCCATCAGACATTATCGCTAATAGTCCGGCGGCAGGTCGACGCCATACAACTACATCCGGGTGGGCTGTCACCTTCATTTTCGTCCAATCCGCCCCCGCCGGTGGGACCTTCCCTTTCCAGTTCAAACTGAAATCTCCAAAGGCGCGTGCTACGGCAAGCATTCCATCCACTCTTGGAATACCGTGCTCATCAATCTCTACGAAGCCACCGGCAGCCTGAATGCGAGCCGTTTCTACGGCAAGCGACGGCTCGTGTTTCCCCATCGCCTCTATGATTTTCCCAGTGCGCGGGTGCATCAAAAAACAGGGAGAATCTCCAAGATAAGCCATATAGATATGTGTTGCCGTAACTAGCCCTACGGTAGCCGTTGAGCCGGAGTCATTTATCGTATCAATTACGCTTGCTAAGTATTTATTGAACTCAATGAATGTGCGCTTTAGCAAGGCCACAATATCATCTGTACGCTTTAAAGCGTCGGGTCCGAGAGCAACTATCGCCCCCTGTATGTGTTTATACAGAAGGGCCTTACATAGCTTCGCCACTTCCGGCCCGGAGTGACCATCGTATACAGCAAACAAATCGCAGCCATCCATTATATTTTCCACACTTATCCGGTCTTCAGAAGAGGGTGGAGACCGCCCTCTTCCGTTAAATTGTGAAGTTCCATACAACATCCTACCCATCCGCTCCGGTTAATACATTTCTAAAAGCCCGCATTTTACATAAATTGTTTAAAGGGTAAACTCTTCGTACCGGCACGGCTCAAATGCTGAGGCTGCGCTAAAGGGACAGGGAGCTTGGTGATATCGTTTATGTAATAGAAGTACATGTCCACGGCAGATAATATGTGCGGAACAGACCAATCGACCACTTTCTTATTCAGGTCTTCAATCTGACCGGCAATGTCGCTTGTCATATTCCGAGCGTATTGATAATAAATGGCACGCATAATTATTTTCAGCTCATCAGTCGATTGATTGTCGATGAGATATTGTTTGCCCTTACTTCCATCGAAAACACCCTTGCGTATAAGTTGCTGAATACGCTCGACGTTTGCCGCGGAAAAGAATCCGGTACTTACCGGCGTGGTCTCCCAGTTACCCCGAAGCATATCCGCCTGAAAGTCCGGCTCAACTGTTATCTGAGGCGCAAATCCGGGAAGACCTGCGTACGGATCTCCGAGCTTCTCTTTATTTATTGTTACCCTCCCGTTTTCTCCGGCGGAGTTGTCCGTTGTCAAAGGAAGTAAAAAATCAGGAAGTGTTCCGAGCCCGGTATTTTCTGGGCGAGGCATCCGTTTCTACATTTGAGATCTTATTCTTAAGGGCTATCCGATTCCGGCTTTCCATCCGGCCTGGCCAATTTATTTCTAAAATACTGGTATAACAAATGACCTCCCTCATGACCTCCCAGAAGCAGCACGATAACGATGCCGGGTATTTTATCCCCGTGGCCTCTCTAGCCGGCTATATCTTCGCTCGCACTGAGCCCTCCCCCGCGGGCGCTAACACCGGCGTGAACGGCGGCACTTTCTCTACGGCGCAGTGGGCCTATGTTGGTGCGGCTAACGTAGCCGCTCTATCTTCTATCACTCGCGCCGGTGGGTGCCTTCTGAAGGATTTGGGCCGTACCGTAGTTTCTTCTACCCGTACGTTCCGCAAGATTCAGCTGGTGGTGAATAGCGCTACTACACTGTCCTCGTTCGGCGTAGCTGGCCCGGCCGGCACTACGCCCAACAGCGACTACTTTACCGGCTACATCGAGCTGGGCTTCGAAGGCACGGGCGCCTACGCGCCCGTGGCTCGCTTCGGCCGTTAATAACTTTATCATTATTTATACCGCTATTTTAATCACATCCGATGTGCTTAAAATAGTAGGACAGAACAGTAGATGGACTTTAAGTTTGTATTTTATTGCTTTGTGTCAATTCTCGTTATTACAAGCGGAGGGTATTTCTTTTTCTCTACACAACAAGAAACTGTCGCAGCAATATTTTTTCTAGGTACAACTGTGGCTGCTCTATTTTTTGGCTTTCGCTGGTTTAATTCTTCCGGCGATACAAATACTACTTCTGGACCATGGCCACCATCTGTTAATTTTTGCCCAGATTTTCTAACACTAGCAAATATTAATAATGAACAATTGTGTATCGACACAATCGGTGTAGCACAAGCAGGTGGTATAGCTACATCTGATGGAACGAATGTAGGTGAACAATATTTATTTCATTTATATAACTCTAGCTCTGGGGCGGATCGTATTTCACTTCTTTGTCAAGAAGCAAAAAATAAGAAAGTTACCTGGGAAGGAGTGTGGGATGGTTCGACATGTTTAGCTAATATAGAGCCTCCTAAGCCTCCCTTTACACGACAGTCTGTTTCTACTTAAACAACTACAACCAGCATTGACGGTGGTGGCCGCGCTTACTAAACATAATGCCATTTTATGGGTTACCGTGATGTGCTGAAGTTAAATACCCCTGGTCTAAAGATGCTATATACTAACCAAATAGCATGGAAGAAACAGTGTGTTTGCATCCATTCATTGAAGGGCAACTCTGTGAATGGTTACAAACAAGAAAGCAACCTGCTGTCCTCCTTTTAGGGGCACCAGGCATTGGAAAAACCACTATAGCACATCGTATTTTTAAACAGGGAAATTTAAAAACCGTCGAGTTCAATGCGAGCCATACACGCTCTGGAACATCTTTTCGAAAGATTATTCTACCACTTCTGCGAGACGGAGGAATAGTACAAATGATAGAATCTGGAAAGCGTGGTGGAATAGGAGTACTTCTTGACGAGATAGATGGACTTAGTAATGGGGAGCGCGGTGGCCTATCAGAGTTACATACATATCTTAAATCAAAAGAAGCTGTGGATGGTATGCCTTTAATATTAATAAGTAACTCGCTTGATACACGGACCCTACAGCAAATATCAAAAATATGTCTGACGTTTAAGGTAGTTCCGCCAGAGGCAGAAAGGGTACGTCGGTGGCTTGGCCACGATATTCCCGCGTCATATTCTGGCGATCTTCGCTCTCTCCAAAGACAAGTAGCTGGATTAGAGCTACCTGAGCAAACTACAGAAATCCCTGAAGGGGTTATGCCAATTGCTTGGTGGACATTATGGGGGGATTTGGACCCCCTTTTAGAGTTTGATATTGAAAATAATGAGGGTAATCTGGCAAGTTTGATTAGTCTTGAAAATATCCCAGAGCGCATTGAGGCAGTGAAAGGGGATACACATGAGGCATGGAAAATGTACATGACACTATTCGATGCATATAAGGTATCAGACCAAGGCGATTTCTGGGCATTTTTCTACCAATGTTGGACTATTCTCCCCCTTTCACTAAAACTAAAGTTGAAGATAATTAGCTTGCGACTAGCGGCGGAGGCACCCGTATCAGAGGAAACAAAACAACTCACTATTGAGGATTTTCGTTATACGCCTGTTCTTACAAAACAATCTGCCATGTTCAACGCATGGAAACTTCTATGCGAAGTTTCGGAATCAAGAGGGGCTCCTGTTCGTACAGCACCAATGTATGCATACGCGGAGATTCAGACTGGGAATCTTCGAGTAGATAAGGTGCGGCGGTATGAGGCTGTGAGCCTCGAGCATTTGTATAAGAATATTTCAAAAGCGTGAGCCAGGCAGTTTATTTGTTAGCCTTGGATTATTTTTTTCATGATAGATAAGATCTTTTGTTTTTATAAAACCTCTAACTTTGACACCACGCACGCGAAGCTTGCCTTTCTGGGTCTACAACATTGGGGAAATATTTGGCGAAAATCCCGCCAGGACCATATAAGAAGGGGAGATTCACACATTTATCCCATACTTTTCGTGCCCACATACCCTCCAATGCGTCGGGAATCTCTTTTAAAACGCGCTCCATTTGACGCCATGGACCAGCAGGCGGCGGCGCAGGTACCTGCGCACCGATGCGCAGGCTCGGGCGCCACCAATGAAATAGTTCGCATTCCGCAATCGTGTGCGGGTGGTCCGTGAATTCCCACATATGCTGGTCATATGGATTATCAGGTCTTTTATGAATAGTCATCGGGCCGCTCACGATTACGTCGCGATTCTTATCCCATCCACGCGCACCAACAATATCTCCTGGTCTGAAATCGTTCATATTGATACGGATATGATGGTTGTCGAGGCTCAATTTTTTAAACTCTTACCGGTATGCGCCAAAGTTAGGTACACCCCTAGGGTGTACCTAACTTTGCCTACAGCGCCGGGCTTCTACATGCATACAGTAGCAATGTAGGCACAGATTAAATACTCCTAATGGAGTATTTAAACCAGCACATCGCGGTAATGGTGGGTGATGGTCGGCACATCAGCGAATTCCAAAGGATGAAGCGCTGATGCTGGCAAACGAACGTTAGTTCATTGTCGGCATTTCATCCTGGTGTAATAAGCGTATAAAATGTAGCGGCTCTGTTCTTCCCATACGATACGCACGCCCCAAAATTTGTTTCTCCTCCTCGTGTGTCATCGCGTGAAAGAGAATCACATGTGTCGCTGCCGTGATATTCAAGCCAGATCCTGCGTAGTGTGAGTTCAGAAGTAGACAACGAAGCTCATTGCCCTGAAAGGCCCGCAGAGTGGAAGCCACCGCGTCCTTATTTCCCTTCAACTGTTTTACCCGAATACCCAGCGAAGCGATAGACTCTTCCATCGCGGCAAACGGATTATCATATCGACTGAAAATGAGAAACTTCCCATCGGGATTCTCCTTGAATATTCTTAAGAGGGCATCGGGCTTCTTATCCAGCTGCGGCTCCGACTCATGTACATTTTCTACAATAGCAGTCTCCTCCTTATTTGTTACAACCCGTGTAAGCTTTCTCGCATCCATATTTGTTCGGCACATCGGGCATGTAGGATTGCGAGTAATACACATAAGAATACATTGACCACAGAATATACGAGAACAGCAGGGTGTAACCAGCGACTCAGAAGGCTCATCATAACAAATAGGGCATGCCTCATTCTTTAGACCCTCTATACGGTCATGAATACTCTTAATAGAATCCTCTATGCGTTTTATCTTCTCCTCCAGAGTTTTCAGCGCAGTCTCCTTCGCCCTCGCAGTCTCATACTCCATTTTCTCTTTGAATTCGTACGTGGTTTTGAGACGATATAACTCTTTCTGTAGGTTCAGGGTAACCGCTCCAATCAAACTCGTCGTATCTTCGACTTTGACACCTAGAGCAGAAATGGCCCCAGCCACATCACCTCCGTGTAGAAGCTGTTGTACGTCTGGAGGTACAACCTGGGAAACAATCCTCTGTGTAATAGGGGCCCTACAAATGACGTTGCTACGATGTAGGACAGGAAGAGAAATCGACTGCTGTACAAAGGCATCTTCACAGCGAACAACAAGGCGACCGCGAAGACGATGAGTACTGTTGATGATATCCCTGAAAAAGTTATAAGAAGTGAAGTTATAGCGCATATAGTTATATGGGCGATTCGAACGATACATATCCTCAAAATAAGAGCGGAAACACGCATAAGGTGCGTTCTCTGTAAATACCTGATTATGTAGGGCCTGCTGCTGTAGATATACCGTCTCATTCACATACATTACATTCATCCACGAGGCTGTCACAAACCATGTAAAACGCGTAACAGGCCTCGGATATCCGTTTACAATATGTATGGTATCTGCCTCATCGATAAATACCCGCTTCCATCGTATTCCATTATCTCGCTGCCATACACTGAACTCCTTATACTGCGTATTACTCACCAAGACCACTTGCGCGGCCATAATATCGCTGCAAAAATTATTCATCGTCAGCATTTTCTTTTTATCGAAGAGAACATGTGTTAGATTTGTCTGACTCTTTATATATGACGACCATTGACGAAAAAGTGTATGAGGCACAACGATGAGCGCACCGGCTTCACTAATATCTGTAATCTTCTCATGCCGAATACTAAATACCTGATTTGTAGAAGATGGACTCATTGATGTTATACCATTTATAGGGGGAATAATCGCAAGGCGAGCTATATGGCCAAGAACCATTAGAGATTTCCCAACACCCACCGAATCACCCATAACTCCATAGGAGGAAAAGAGAGTTTCACCCGAGCAATCCATTCCATTTATTAACTCACGCTCTTTCTTCTCTATGGCTGCCAGAGCGGCTTGCTGATGGGAACGAAGAGTCACTTTTAGAGTACCCAGAGGAACATCGGCTAGCGGGGCGTCCACTCCAATACTATTATCGCGGACGTCCTTCATAATCATAAACATCCGTGTAGAGGTTGGTATCCCCGTGTACATTTTACTAAAGTTCTCTATGAGGTGCTCTTAAGGCTCTCATATGGCTTTCATACGGGGCGTGTCCACGTAATTTCAGAACATGGCGGCAATAGTATCACGCAGATTCAAAAAAATCACGCAACATTTTATCCTTAATAAAATCACGTAGTTTCATAGAAGTTTTCTTCACCAGCGGATTATCCGGCATTTCGCGCATTTTTTTCTTATCAAACGTGTTGTCCGAATGACTCATAACGAGCATAACCTTTTTAGGATTTAGCTGAATCATCGGATTCTTATACGATTCTAAAAAGGATTTTTCTTCTGCGTGTGTGACTGTCTCGTCATAGGCGTGTGTTAGCGCATACGATTTACGCCAGGCCATTGTGCCATTGGTAGCATGCGTATCCATATACGGGCCCAGTTTATAGATTACCTTAATATCACTATAATACATGAAAATCTCCGATGACCCTGCCAAGCTCACATTCGGCTGTTTTTTGAACGCAGCCACGACTGCGCTAACTCTTTCAGGCGGATAATAATCGTCGTCATCCATGGCGACGATAATACTTCCTTGTGCCTCATTGTTTAGAGTATTCCGCTTCGCACCGATAGTCCGTTTCTCTGGACTATAGATATAACGCACATTAGGAAACTTTAACTCTTTAAAGAGGTCCTCAACGGGGTCAGACCCGTCATCCAGAATAATCCACTCCATACGGTCCTTCGGGTAAAGTTGATGCGCATAACAGGCGATTAAATGCGGAATGAATCTCCTACGATTATACGTCGGCGTGATAACAGAAACAAAGGGGAACGTCCTCTCTTTTTCTCGTGATACTACTGTTGGCGGCATATCTCTATATTAGATACGTAACGGAGGTTTAAACTCAATGGGCGAACTTATTTCGTAAATACAAATCCAAGTAAAGAAACAAGTGAAATAGTGGATAGAACCCAGAGTTGATTTCGCGCATCTATTTGATATTGTTCGGGATTACTAGTATCTATTGCGCCATATGAAAATAAGCGTTCACCAAGTGAAGTAGGTGGTAAATTCGTTATGTTGGACATATCATCTGTACTCATTGTAGTTGTCGATGGTTTCTTATCGGTAGCGTATGGTAGGCTCAATAGTTTTTTAGCAGCCGCATCTGAACCAATAGTAGGTTGCGCTGCCGCTAATAAACTGAATGATGATCCTAGTAAAGTTTTAGCCGCGCCAGCCCCGCCAGCCATAGGAGCCGCTTGAGTTCGGCTATACGCTGGGAATAGTCCAGCATTCCAGAAGGGTGTTTTCCATAATGCCGCAAATGAAAGTGATAATGGGAATCCTATAGCCCCGTATATAAAATAAAAGGCGCGTCCAGGAAGATAGTTCTTTTCGGATTCGATAAACATATTGGATGTAATAATGCCACCAAGTATAATAGAACAAAATACAATAAGCATATAAAATGAATAATATACGTATACCGCCCACCACTGTTTAAATCGACGATATATGCGTGTAACTGGTGCGTTAGCACCAGTTTCAGAATCATACTCATTATCTAACTCGTCGAGTTTATCCTGATATTCTGCCTTATTAGGTGTATTCGGAAGTGAATACGGTGTATTTTTTGTAGAATCAGATGGATCCATTGCAGCCTGTTCCGCATAAAATTTTTGCGGTGTATTTATCTTCCATGTATCGACAGTAGTATCAATATCTTTCATCAGAGACTCATACTGTGCCAATAGGCTACTACTTATCGTTTTATCAGCGCGTATTGTATTTACACGTTTGCGTATAGTAGTTTGAATGCTATCAATATCTTTCAAGCCATTTTTATAGTCAGTTTGATGTTTAGCCATCATTGTAGTAGTGACAGTAACGGAGTAATCATTAACCTTCTTTACCAGTTGATCTGGGGATAATGTCGCAGCTTGTGACATTATAATATTGCCATCCTTCACAACCTTCTGAATAGGGCCCAATGAAGAAGCGGGTACCCCCATAGATTGAGCAGAAGCTAATGCGAGATTTGCTGAACTCAGTGATGTCGATAGGCCGCCGAGAGCAAGAGATTTTTGTGCGGCAAGTGCCGATGCATCTTTTGCTGAATCCGCCGGACTCTGTCCCCCTAAGCCCATCGTACCTAACAAGCTTTGAATCGCTGACGACATATTCTATACCTACCCTTTTCCTCTGTATTTTTTTCTCGCGCTTCCCGGGCTTTTACCTTTCCTAGACCTTATCAGAAGATGATAAATCTTATCTATATGGCCAGACCGATTTACGGGGGCTGGGTCTCATTCACGGCACACCTCTCTTTAAAGTACAAGTTTCCCCTCTTTAAAATCGGCTCTAAGACGGAGGAAAAGCAGCGGGAATATGGATACGGTGTCCAGTATCAGAATCGCGCACCCACTGACTTACCCAAAGGGAAACTACTCATCACGGCGATTGATAAAACATATTATGAATATCTCGATAAGTTACCGGACGGAACCTATATTGTTATTCATGACCCTACAGAGGTAACGGGGAAAGGCAAGGAGCCGGTGCTAGCTGCGCTGAAACGGTTTCGCGTAATTACCATTCGCGATTCCGTGAAAAGATTTTTGAAAGAAAACTTCGGAATAAAGAGTCGATTCATCTTACACCCCTTTTACGAATATCCATTTCAAAAGGACAAACATCCCTCCAAAGCCGTAAGTATTTCGCGAGTAGACTTCGACAAACATACGGATATTATTCTGAAAGCCAATAAACACTTGAAAAATCCGGTGGATATATACGGCGCAATAAATCGCCAATATGTGTTCTTCAAACTCAAAGAGTTGGGATTCACGAAATATTACAAGGGCGGATTCGAAAAGAGTTTTGAAGAGCTCGGGGAGATTCTAGAAGATGCAAAATATGTCGTGGATATGAGTGTCATAAAGAATGACGGTGGCGGCTCGCAATACACCTTTTTAGAGGCCATTTACGAGCGCTGTGCGCTTGTTATCAATAGAAAATGGATAGAGGGGTCTAAGACGGATTTTATCGATAAAGAAAACTGTTTCGTGGTGGCGAATGAAGAAGAACTAGAGTCGTTGTTGAACAAAGACCCGAGCACATCTCGTGTAGTGAAGGGCGCGGAGAAACTGCTGGCACCCCATATAGATGTAAACTGGCCGAAAGAGCTGGCGGCCATGAAATCATAGCACATATTTGAGACCGCCCATGCCTGAAACGATTTCCACAAAGTTTATATTTTCCACATATATTGTCACGTCATACACGTAGTTCGTATTTGTAGGCAGTGGAAAGACATCCACGTCTACTTGGAAGTTCCGAATACGACTTGCGTTTAAAGAGCCCGATGGTTGTCCAGGAGCCTGTTTCAGCTGGAACGAATATATAGGAAGACCATCTTGGCCGATTCCAATCGTGTGCCGGTAAGTAGCATAACGATTGAAAAAGTCAACCGTCTTATACTCCTGTATTTCATTACCATCGGACAGTACACGAATACCACGAATCATATCACGCTGCCCAGTTGTCAATAAAATGCCGGAGCCTTGTGTGACTGGTGGCACAGTTGGTGTAGGAATAAAGGGGGCACGCGGGTATGTAGACCAGTTCGTGAAGTTCGCAAAGTCGTTTCTATTCACCCAATCAGAGCGCCGCTGGATGAATATGAGGCGCGTCAAGGGATTGTGCGCCTGTATATCGAGAAGTTGCCGTGTACCGGGTATAGGATTATAAAACCGAGTAACCTGGCTTATGAGATAGGAAAGAGGCCTCGTTGCGAAGATTTGTTGTTCATCTTTCGGAAGATATATGAAGGTGGATTGAAGTCTAGGATTTATGGCAAACGTGTTCAGATCCTTCGGGGCCACACCAATATCTGTTAAGAAATACCGAATCTGTCCGTTTGTATTTGTTGCCGTACCATAGGATGGATTATTCTGCTCTGCCTGTTGAGTCGTACTTATATTCGTATATTCGGAGTTCACTCGATTTCCGTTTGTGTCCAAGACGGTATATAGTTGATTGATGGGATTTAGAGTAATCTGGACCTCGCAATCGTGGTATTGAAGGCCTACCATGGGTATTGCCTGTGCGGGAGATTCTGAGAACCAAAAAGAGAGTGGCACATGAATATCGCGACCAAAAATCGAGGGGCGATTTAGTTGCGCGCCTGCGCCGCGGTCACTTATCACCGTCGGATACGGATTATAGCTGGATGTCCCAGCCGCATAGGACCCGTTCGCAGGGTCTGTGAGATCGGCCGTGTCACCGACTAAATATCTCCATTTAGTAAAGGTATCCTGGTCCTGGTCCAACAGTGCGCGTGAAAGTAGATATGAGCCATCGAACTCCTGAATCTTCTGGCCACCAATAAAAAAGGCCACATTATTTATGATGGCTGCGCCAATATAACGAACCCATTGAAACTCCCACTGGGCTGTACGGGTCAAAGGTGGTGTGTAAGTCGCAATATCTTTGCTGTAAATGTCGGGTATAGTAAATGAAAATATCATATCGGACATCAAATCGCCGTAACGAGGAACTTTCGCCCGCAGTTGAATGGGTTGGTCAAACGCAAGTTCATTCTGCCCACTCAATGGAACCGTAATATTCTCCATCGCAAAATGCGAGTATCGCTTGAATGCCTTATAGAAATATGTCATCTGTGGATTACCACTTAGAAGAACATTCTGTGCGCCGTATGCGACAAGTGCTATCAACCCTCCACCTGCCATAGTCTCTTCTGAATCCTTACTGGAATAGAAGAGATTATGTGTTAAGGCCTCCATGGTTTACCTTTGATTGCCCTGGCTTGTAACCCACCAATCGTCTGCCAAATATTGTGAGTTTTCCATTATACGTGATGACATCTTAGTAGAAGGTCCCGCATTCATCAGAGTTTGTATTTCATTTATCGAAAGCGCATACCGGGTATATTTAAATCTAGATAGATATCCTGTGAAACTACCTGATATCGGGAATCGTTTACTACCTAAAGCCGTAGGTATACCCCCCTGCCCTAGTATAGAAGTATTTACAGTAGAAAACATGACTAAATCTTGAAAATTTTGATACGGCAGTGTATCATTGAAAGAAATCCTGTCCGCAACGTTCCCGTTTATATATATATCAAGCCCGTTCATATAACAGTTCAACACTACATGAACCCACTTTTGGACAGGAAAGTTATCTATATCGGCATACTCGAACGGCTGCATGTAGGTATTCATAACAATACGCATAGTATTCTCATCCCCTTTAAAAAATACTCCTGGGCCCATAAGAGGCCATGGAAATCCGTATCCCTTGTGAAATACATGTTTGAATGTAGCATGTCCATCAAATGTTGGCGGCTTTACAAATATAAAAAATGAGTATGAGAATTCAATACCTGACCGTTCATTCATAGAGAACGTTATCGGTTTCGCATCTTGGTATATATTTTTATTTTGATGTATTACTAAACTGGAATCATCCGATGATGCAGTATCGCGCAAAAGTATTTGAGTCCTGCTTCCAGATTCGTATGCGGTTTTATATAAAATCTCACACGCAAACATTACGACAAATATGATTGCTACAAGCCCTATTCCTGTTACAACTTGCCCGGGAGCACTCATATAAGAAATAGAGGAACCGTATGGCCTTGACATCCCCAACTATCATGGTATTAGAAATACCTAGTTTGTCTTCGCACCTTTGAAAATAGAAACTATCCATGTCCAAATATCACTGGAAGGGCCAGAAGGCCCAGACATATACATTCTGTATATTTCATCGGGGCTCATGCTATATGCGCCTACAGAAGTATTACCAATATATCCATCAAATCCTCCACGGTCTGTTATATTAAATACAGGGCCAGTGGGATCTACCTTGTAATATGAGCTAGTAATACAAGACCGTGTAAGTTTACCATCCATGTATACGTCAATGGTACGGCCGGATAAGACAACTGTAATCATTGTCCAGCGCTGTAAATCAACTTGCTGTATATCACATGTCAAAGGTGTTGTAAGAAGATCATCATCCATTGCGAGTGGTGCGAATAGTTTATTTACATCTTCTTTTAATAGACTTCCAACTACTTCCGTATTGGGTGTAGATGTAGATGTAGGTGGATTGCTTGATTCAATACGATTGACACTGCTACCGAGAGACCCATTGCCACTGCTACCGAGAGACCCATTGCCACTGCCACCGAGAGGCCTGCCACGGTTTTGAAAACCTTGTACAACATCATTCGTTTGTGTACGAACGGTGAGTGTGTTTTTAAAAGAACCCAGTGCGATTAGAAGAGTCGAAAAATATTGTCCTTGAATTTCGAATATGTGTTTGCGCGTATTCCTGTTCTTATTATAACTGTTTATATACACCCATGTATTTACGGAAAAATCACCGCCTTCAGATGGTAATGGCCCCTTTGGTGGTGTAGAAGGGGGTGAAATAGCGGCTTGTTCAGAACTAATCAAAACCGTTGCGGAAGTATTTGCGCTTGTATAGAGATATCTATATAAATAATAAATAGCGAGCATAGATAGCACTACAAATAAAAGAACAACTAAGCCAAATCCTAGACTATTATTTCTACTTTCATAACTTCTACCATTAACATTCGAGTATACATCAGATGGATCCATTTCTAAAGATATGTGTCAAAATTACTGGCTCTCGGCAAGTTACATTGCGTTTAATATAGAAGTTATGCGCGCTGCGCCTAACTTCTATATTAAATATAATTATGTTAAAATATCTACTGATATGTGACACCCCAGTTATCTAATGGAGTAGCAGGCTGTATTGTCGGTGGGTTGAAACATTGCCCCCCTGGACAAAGATTAAAAGAAGGAACAAATCCTAGAAGACTTGTTGATACAGAAGACGCATAAGCAGGTATTATACCACCAGCATCGGCTAATGTCATAGGATTTCCTACTACATTCATATACGGCCTTCCACGCGAATCTGCATATTGAGTATATTTTGCTGCTACATCTTTAGTTGAAAGACGATAGTTGTATAAGTTTGCAACAGCGATTTGACCCGACAATCCAGGTGAACCGGAAGTAATCCCCGAGGGTGATGCGTTCATTGTGTCAGCAATCGGTATGTACATTGTTTTCTTCGATAACACAATTGTATTATTATAATATACGTCAAATCTGCGACCCTCTCTAGCAACAGTAATATATGTCCACTTTTGGAGGGGTATTTCGGGTAACATAAGTGTTTCAATATATTTTTGAGAGGAAGAGCTGGGTGTACCCCCTCCTGTGTTTTGTGGCACCCCTTCTGTCTTCACTGTAAGTTGAGCCATGGCCTTACCCTGGCGACTTGAATCCGGGGCCACTAGAATATTTAGTTGTAAAATTCCACATACATCAAACACTCGACTGTATCCAGCTTGATAACACTCGCTACAGACCCCTGTGCTTTTATCACATGGGCATGGGGCAACTGTACCGTCCTCACACGACACTTGATTTGCGTTGTTTCCGCAGGGCGCATATGCGCCTGTACGATTAAGCTGACTTAAAAATACAAATGCTGAGAAAGATGAGTTGGGCTCCGTATAAAATGTCTTTGCTGTGTCCCATGTTATAATAGTTGGGCTGCTTGTTTGATTCAAATCATACGGGCCCGTCGCAGCTGCTATAATTTTAGGCGCATATTTAGGAGAAAAATAAAAAATAACGAAGGTAGCTACTATTATTGCCGCAAATAGTAGAACGACAACTGGCTCCATCTCTTAGTTATATATTAGCTTATAAATACTTTTATGGCGATGTGCTAGAGTTAAGTACCCCTCTAAAGGGGTACTTATATTGTGAGTACATCGCTACTGTAGGCGCATGTGTTTGCCGGTAAGAATTTTATGATACTCCAAAAAAACTTGAAGTTCCTGACGGCTTGGCTTCATTAGCACTTACTTCTCTTGCCGTAAGAATACGAGGATACATAGAAATATTGCCGGTCATTATAGTATTATTGATGGGGCGAATTACGGAAAATATATAAGAGTTATCCGGAATCGTTACAAGTTGACCTAACAGGGCCATAGACTGTTCCAGTTTTCCATCCATATAAATTTCTATAAATTGAGGTGTAAATACCACGGTTATTCTAAATACCTTACGAATAGGAATATTTTCGATTGGGTTTGACGTCTGAATTGTTCGTGATAGAGAAAGTGGGTCAGTTGTAATAGCAGAAACATACAAATCATTTAGGTGTGGGTCTAACCACATAATAATATTCGTATTAGGATATGTATCTACTAGTTCATCTGTCGTCCCACCACTCGTAACAGGAGTATTTGAGCGATATAATATTACTCTTGGCGTATCAGATACTAAAAACCCCCCGTTAAGATATACATCAGAAGATATCGTATATGAGCATGGAGGTAAACCAATGAAATTTGCAGAGACATCGTATGTTGCTGGGGATACCTTAAATGCTAGCTGTCGGTCGGAAGCGGTTGGAATAGGAATAAACCCACTATCATTGGGGGAAAACGAAAAAATCGGGTACATAGTAAAATGAACAAACATTAGTGTGAGAAATACAACAAATACGGCCAATACAACGAAAAACAATATGCCAAATACACCTCGTTCTTTTGTAAAACCAAGGCTAGCAAAGCCTGTGCCGAACACCATATTAAACATACCCGTGCGCGATCTCGCATCCTCGCAGCTTTTGGTAGTACACACCTGTCTATTCGCTGCTGCTGCTGCTGCTGCTCTAATAGGCTGAACTAGCTGTTCGGCCCCTAGATTACCAAGGCTAGCAAACATTATCCTACTAATATACTGTTATTTTGGCCGCATTCATTTTTTGGCCTTTCTTGTAGTGTTCGCGCGTTTTTTCAAATCTCCCCTTTCGGGGTCGAATTGTATACGATTATAATACTCCTTTGTATCACTCACTTTGCAGCCACGGAGTTTTTCACGTAAATAGCACACGAATGATATGCGTGTAAATGGTTTATCACCGCCAAGAGTTCCCGTACTCACATCGTCATGATGAATCTTGGGAAGCTTTTTATTAAAATCCTTGTCTGCTGCGGTTTCATATAATTCTGTATTACAATGCCATTCGTGCACATCCATCGCTAAGAAATCTCCTGTGCGAACATTGAATCCCACTCCAAATCGCGGGAAGAGAGTTGCGCCCCCTGAATACTTACCACGCTCTATCACTGATAAGTTCCCATATCCTTCACGGAAATCACCATCATCCATATGCAGAGCAGTTTGAAAGTTGCGATTAATAGTCACAGAAGAGAAGGCTGTGTCGGCTACACGATAGGTCGGCGCCTCTTTTGCCGCTGCGAGCTGTTTTGTGTGACGATCCGGAATGAGGCGCTTAAATGTCTTATCTATCGCACTGATAAATGGAATTCCGTGTTTATATTGATGGAAAAATTTCTGTGTATATGACGTTAATCGGCATGGAAGACCCATAAAGGGAGTGCGTTCAAAATATCCTAAGACAGAGCTAAATACGTTATTGTTCACGCGCATTTTGGAGAGTTTACCATTCTGCATATACCGAGCCGACCATCTATTAATATCCGTCGGCTTTCGTTTTTTCCAATAATTGGAATCTTTTTTAATAGGGCCCGCGGCGGCACCGCGATTACGTGACGCCGCCGCTGTTTGATAATATGCCTCCCACCCAGTTTTAATAAGAGGATTCGGAAGCACGTGTTTTCGAAATCGCGCAAGTAGTTTCTTCTTTCCATCTTCTAGACCATATACATCAACATCTTCATCAAAAACCTCTTTGACCTCTTTATCTGTGAAATATGTACCCTCTCTCGCCTTTATCTCATCATTAGACATAACAGGCTCAACCGTAACTTCGCGGACTTTCAGCCGTATTTCTTTGGAGGGAGTGGGCGGAATCTGTAGTCCTTCATATATTTCAGGCTTGAACTGTTTCTGCGGGGAGTCATTTGTATTTATCCTATGATTCTTTCTAGAAATACCTCGTTTTGAACCACCATTGGCAAACGCCAGCATTCTATTAGGGTGTTATCTTTTCACCCTTCGTTGTCCACCAAAGAATTCCGCCAGCTAAAATAACTACTCCTGCGCCCATGATACCTCCCTTTATCATTGATCGCATATCCACTTCATCGAGATCATTCTGGTTGATAACGGGCGAAGTACCACGCGCGCCAATGCGCCGATAAAAGTTAATAGATTCTATTTCAGATACAATAGGCCGTCCAAGTGATTTGTTTACTTCATTATGAACATTTACTGTCCAACGAAAAAGATCATCGCGGCGATCTAGGTGAGGAGAAATAGGGTATTTTTGAAGGTGTGTCTGATAGTGCTCACGGCATTTAGGGCATGGTATGAGGTGTGCGAATCCTTCGATGAAATCCTTTGCGGCACGTTTATGTGCATAGCTAGGCTGGGCGGGGTAAGATAAAGCAATTATATGTAACGTGTGCCAGAAGAATGGACCCCATACGGTGGGAGGTAATCGCATCGTATACTATAGTATATTTATGAAAGTTCTAGCAATGCCTAAACGCAATACGTATATTTATATAGGGACTCGTCTAAGCAAAAATGCTTCCACATTTTTATAGAAACACTACCGGAAATTTGTTCTCGAGTATAATATGTACAAACTGTTCCACCCCTGGACACACTTCGAAACACTGCTCGAAACCAATAATGAGCTATGGAATAATCCTATTTCGCTGTAAAACGAATTGGCACCAGGCGGCTTTACTTCAAAAAAAATATATAGTAAACGCTTTAGATGTATCGGGAAATACTATAGAATATCTACTTATACAGCGCAAGGATAGTATTGGTTTTATTGAACTGATTCGCGGAAAATACAGGCCCACCGATTACGATTATATTCGCAAAAATATTGCGGGAATGACACAACACGAGCGTGATAAGGTAATATCAATGGATTTTGATGAAATGTGGGAAAGCTTGTGGGGTCCATTAAAAGAAGGGAGTGTTTCATACAAGCAAGAAAAGGAGCAAAGTCGAGCAAAGTTAGAAGTACTTCGTTCTGGAACTCCATCATTAGAACAAATTGTAAAAGAATCACCCGCTCCATATGACACGCCTGAGTGGGGATTCCCAAAGGGAAGGAAAAATATGAATGAGAGTGATTATGCATGCGCCATACGGGAAACATGGGAAGAAACAAATATCAACGAAAGTGATATTACGATTGTAAGAAATTTGGAGCCTATTACAGAGAATTTTACCGGCTCTAATGGAGTTCCGTATACACACAAATATTTTATAGCATACGCCCTACACGGTGTAGGAGAAGAAACGGTTCCCGTTGCTGGGACCAATAATGAACATATACAACGTGAAGTGGGCGATATTCAATGGTGTAATATACATAAGGCACTTGAACTTATTCGTCCAGAAAACCCAGAAAAACGCGATGTATTGCTCCGGGTTCATACTATTTTAAAACATTACTGTCCTATTATATTGGAACCATTCAAGGAAAAATAACGGCATGTGCAGTAGCGCGGTATTATATAAATCAAAAACCTCAGGATAACGTAGATGGCCGCTTCAGAGAATGATGCTGCCGCTAGGGAAAAACTATTGACAAACTGGAATGACTACACACTTACATTCCAACAACGGGATGAGATGTTAGAAAGAGCGGGTGCTGCGGGTTTATATCCGGCGATTATGTCGCAACTAGACGCGTGGGAATCTGAGGCAGGTTTGTACCCCGATTTAGATGATCTGCGGTTTACAGAGAAACTAATGCGGAAGCAGGAGTTTGCCGAGAATAAACAAGAAAGCGTGATAAAACAAATAGAAGAAGGTGTCAATCCTTGCGATCCAGATAAAGAGTTTGAGCTTACTCCTTCTCAGCGTTTTATAGGAAGATTTTTATCCCCGCAGTGCCCATATCAATCAGCCCTCTTATTTCACGGGGTAGGAGTTGGTAAAACATGTGCTGCGATTACGGTTGCTGAGAACTATTTACGCTCTTATCCGAGACGCCCTGTAATAATTGTCGCGCCCCGAAATATTCAGCCCGGGTTCCGAAGGACTATTTTTGATGATGAGTCATTGCTGATTTCTACAACGGATGCAAATCAAGCAAAGGGTTGTACGAGTAATACATACCTCAAACGGACAGGGTCCGAGTTTGAACGCGATAAGAATGTTATTCTGCGGCGCATTACTCAGTCGATTAACACACGTTACACGTTTTTGGGCTACATTCAGTTTCACCGAATGATCGAAGATATTATCAAAAGGATTCCAAGGGGGCTCGATGAAGAAGCTTTCAAGACACAGCGTAATCGCCTTCTCCGCAGAGAATTCAGTGGTAGATTAGTGATTATCGATGAGGCGCATAATCTTCGTGATACTCCTGGAGATGGAGCAGATGATGATGCTGATAATCCTGGTGGAGATATTGAGTTATCGGAAACACAGGCTGGAAAGAAGTTAACACCCAGTTTGATGAAAGTTCTAGAATCCGCAGAAGGAATGAAGTTGCTACTACTAAGTGGTACACCTATGTACAACTCGTACCGCGAGATTATATTCTTATTAAAATTGATGCTTATGAATGACAAGCGTATTGTCTTATCTGAAAGGGATGTATTTTTACCCGATGGCAGATTTAAAAAGGCGGTGGAAGGGCGTAGAGGGGGCGAGGAGCTTTTAGGGGCAGCGGCGAATGCGTACATAAGTTTTATGCGCGGCGAAAATCCATTGTCCTTTCCCGTTCGGTTATGGCCTGAAGGTACTCCTACTCTAGATGCATGGACCGAACGTTCTCCGAATGGTACGGAGATAGCTTCCGACCAGAAAGACCGTATGTTACGCCTTCCATTTATCCCCCTACGGTTTGAAGGCGATAGTATGGAAACATATCAGCGCGTTTCGGAAGATGCTATTGAAGCGGGTGGACTAGGTGTTGGTAGTATCGATGAAATGGTACAATCTGGTAATTGGCTATTTCCCGGCGAAGCTGGTGCACAGATACGTGATGCGGGTTTCGACGCCTGCTTCGAAGAAAATAGTACAGGTGGACCTTCACAGTTTACCTCACGCACGGGCCCTCCTAGATGGTTGGTCACTGAGAGTCTTGGAACGGTATCACCGAAGGCGAAGTTTACCCTAGAGCGTTCTAGGAAAAGCAAGGGGGTAGTATTTATCTATAGTAGATTTATCAAATCTGGTGCATTACCGCTTGCTCTTGCGCTAGAAGCGAATGGATATACGGCGTGGGGAGATAAACGTCCTCTTTTAACCAATGGGAATCAGTTAGCAGAAGGTAGGCAGTGCGCATTATGCCCTAAAAGGGAGCGGGCGCATCTCGGGGCCGATCATAAGTTCGTGGCTGCCAAATATATTATAATTACTGGGCGCTCAAGTATTTCTCCAAATAATCCTGCGGCTATACAGGCGGCGCGCGCCAAAAATAATATGGATGGTCGTGAAGTGAAGATTATTATTGGCTCTCAGGTAGCATCTGAAGGCGTGGATTTCCGCTTTGTACGCGAAATATATGTGTTCGATAGCTGGTTTCATTTGAATAAGATGGAGCAAGTACTGGGGCGTGGTATCCGTACATGTTCACATTCGCTATTACCTCGAGAGCAAAGAAACTGTACTACATATTTATTAATAAATACATTTAATAAAGAACAAGATACTGAGACAGCTGACATGTATATGTATAGAACCGCTATGAAAAAGGCGATTGAAGTTGGGCGTGTAACACGGGTCTTGAAACGATATGCGCTTGATTGTAATCTCAATAGGGATAGCATTGTTGTTAGTGGCCTCGAAACACAGCGTCAAATTGACTCACAGGGTGCTGTGCGTGAAGATGTGAATATAAATGATACTCCTTTTACGAATCTGTGTGATTGGATTGAAACATGTGAATATACTTGCGCAAATCCTATAGATATTAGTTCTATTCCACGAGATTTGAGTACATATGATGAGTATGCGGTGATGTGGCGTGAAACGGAACTTAAATCAGCTATACGGAAAATATTTGAAGAGGGTCATCAACCAGCATTCCAGTTAGAAGATATATTGGAGGTTATGTCAGATGTACCTCACCGCGCGGTATCCGGTCTACTTTCAGAAATTGTCGGCAATCAATCGTTCCGTGTGCGAATGAAAAATGCCGAGGGGTACATTGTTTACAGGAACGGTTATTTTCTCTTTCAACCAGATTATTTATCAGATGTTCGTATACCATTGGCATTGCGTGTAGCTGATGTTCCTGTTAAACGCGATTCATTCGACCCCACAGCGATTCGTTTACGCGCGGCTCCAGCTGCTGCGGCTCCAGCTGCTGCGGCTCCAGCTGCTGCGGCGGCTCCAGCGGCGGCTGCTCCAGCAGAGGCTCCAGCTCTAGCAGCGGCTGCAGCGGCTGCTGCAGAGGCTCCAGCAGAAGCAGCCGCTCCAGCTCCAGAGCCAAAAGCAGGAACTATACAAGCCTATTGGGCTGCGATATCTAGATGGGCAGAAGATATGAATCAAGGAACTGCTGTCACAGAAGATATACCGCGTGAAGTATTGGAAGTTATAGCAGAGCGTTATATTGGCGATGAACAAAATCGTGAAAAATCATGGCTAATTATGATAAATTGGTTATATGATCATATTCAAACATCAGAGATATATTCGCAAGAGCAAAAAAATATGTATAACAAGGCGCTAGGCGAAACATTGCTCGAGTTTATATGGGATGAAAGTCTACGACCCAATGAACAGCTACAGTTAATACTATCTGGGAATCCTGTTGCGAAGGGGGCTGGAAAAGAACAAATTGTTAAAAACGGCGCTATAGAGGCGTTTCGGTTTGTGGATCCTATAACCGGCATTATAAAATATATGTGTGGTTCGTCGCCATGTTCTACTGCTGTAGCTAAAGAGTTTGAAAAGGACGCGGGAGATTTCTTGAATGGTTTACAGGCAAATACAACAACCACGGGACAGATTTATGGATTTATTGTACCCAAGGCGAAAGAACGTCGCCTTGTCTTTAAAACATCTAGCGCACCACCGCCTCCTGGAGGAAAACCTGAAAAGGGGGGGGAATGCGCTATTATAAGTACTATATCATATCATATCCATATGTTGAAAGAAATATCAAACCTACTTGTTGCGGAAGGTTATCCCAGATTTATTCTTGTAGAAGGTATACTTGACGAAAAAGCTAGAAGAAAAAGAGAAAAGGAAGAAGTAAAGTCCGCAGGGGTAAAAGGGGTTGCTCTCACCAAACGGGCTAATCGTACATTTGAAAATGCAGTTCGCGCATGCGCGCTGAAAAACATTATGTTACGCTGGATGACTATAATGAGCACGGCAAAGGGTGGGCGTCGATATTTTTACAGACCAGTTGCTGCATTAAAGTCGGGTCATAAAGGAACTGTGATGAAGGCCTAAAATTGACAACCGATTCCCATAATAGGGGAATACTATGAAATATACGGCACTATTTGAGGAACAAGTTGCGCTCAGTCCAAAAGATATTTCTCGTGAAATCACCTCTATTGATTCTGTGCTCACAGATAAACTTCAGAAAAAGTTGGAAGGCAAGTGCTCAAGGCACGGATTCGTTATTTCTGGGACTCTAAAGGTACTTAGTCGCTCTATGGGAAACATGGAGCGTGGTCGATTTACTGGAAATATGCTCTTCTATATCCAAGCGGAGGCAGATGTGCTTAATCCACCAGAGGGAACGGAATTAGACGGTATTGTTATTCGTAAAAATAAGATGGGGATGTATGTATCATATATTGTGAATGATGGTGAAAATGAGGCGATACGCATTATTATTCCGCGTGATTTACATATTGGGAATGAGGTTTTCGAAAAAGTAGAGATTGGCGAGACTGTACGAGTACAGATTAAAAAATCGAGATTTCAGATCAATGATCCCTACATCTTAAGTATTGGGGTGTTTATGTCAACATCAGGAAAGGCGGTGAAAACTAATAATATACGAAACGTTTCACCCCCTGAGAAAAACACGGGGGATAATGATGCACAACAGGGTGAGGAGGCAGAAGAAGAAGAGGAAGAGGAGGCCGAGGAGGAGGCCGAGGAGGGGGTCCAGGAGGAGGCCGAGGAGGTCGAAGAAGAAACAGAAGAGGAGGAAGAGGTCGAGGAGGAAGGTGAAGAAGATACTAAGGAAGAGAATAATATAGGCCAGTAAAGTATTTGTTCACAGACGCAATACTATATGCGGAATCTCATACAAAAGGTGAGATACCTAGATTATTAGAATGAGTGCCTCCGCAGCAATATTAAATGCTGAAGAATACGAACAACGAAAACTTTTTTCACAAGAAGTGAAACTCCTTACTAAAAATGAAATGGAAGAGATATACCGTATACTTAAAACGCAGAAGGCCGAATTCAGTGAAAATAGTAACGGTATATTTTTTGATGTCTCCAAACTCCCGGCAGAGCTTTTTAAAGAACTTCAACAGTTCATACTCTTTTGCAAAAAGAATCGTGACGATTTTAACGCACGTGAGGAAGAATATAGGAAGGCACAAGATGCTTTAGTCAACTCGAGGGACTAAAGCCTGAGCCATACTTACCTTTAAGGAAGGGTAATGCAGCAGCCACGTGCTGTACTAACACAGCTCCAGGTATGGGTAAAAGAGAATCCCAATCGGAAGCGCGAAGTGATTCCGATTGAGATTTGTTTAGTATCAGATACTCAAGAGGGTGAAGACGCCCCCGCCACTGTGGCGGGGGGGTGGATTCCTACCCCTTTAGAGCCCCCGGGTCCATTAAGTGTATATCTCTGGAAAACGGATCCCGAGTTTCGTGGAGGAACTCCCCCTGTTCGTCGCACCATTCTCCGGGACACTATTCTCAAGATCACAGAGCGTGTAGAAGCTGAGCTCCGAGGCGTAAAGTGGCACCGCAAAAAGGTCATCGAACAACTCGCCGCCCAACAAACCTCCGCGGTATCTCCACCGATTAACACTCCGGAGCTTGACACTGCGCTATGTGCGCTCTTTGGATACCAAAAGGTTTCCCTTGACGAGGCCAATAAGAAAATCGAGTTCTTCCCGGCGGATCCTCGCCTCTGGAGTACAGAGCTACCCGTATGGGGGGCCACAGCTGGCTCCCGCGCAATTCTTCATCGGCCAGGCGAAGAGGCTGTAGGGGACGGCATATCTTTATGGCTCGGTCGGCGTGAAGAGGAGGGCTGGAAGATTGATTGGCCAGTCGCCGATGGAACGTTGGAGGAAATCAAGAAGAAGATGTTGAACCATGGAACCGGTGTCCGGAACGGCCTGGACAAACCGAAAAAGGCCGATTGGGCCGCCGCCCTTGGACGCGCAGAAGCGATTAAGGCTCTTCTTCGTTTCTGCATATCACCAGTAAAATTGCCTCCGTTAGCCGCCCAAAGCGAAAACTAGTTAGGTGAATAGAAGTCACAGCCAATGGAGCTCTTTCCCGCAGAAGCTGAAAGCATACGGAAAAAAGTTGAAGACTGGCTAAGTCACCCGCTCGACGAAGGATATGAACTAGAGGCCACATTCGGTAAACAAGGTACAATGGGTGAAGTCGACGCAGTGACATTTCTCGCTGTTGCGCAGCGCCTTCGTGGAAAGGGGTATCGCGCACTCGCCCAGGGCGACTACATGACCATTATCACACCTGAGCACTTTCGTTTTATGATTGGGAGTCTGGGTGTCATCCAGGCCTATTGTGAAGATGATACTATGGGGGGAAAGCCATATGAAGTGATGACGAAGGACCGTGCAACGGCGGACAGTCAAGTGGATTTGGATGATTATGATACTCGTATCAAGCTTCGCAAGGAAACTACTCTATCACCCAAGGATGCGAAAGTGATGGCAATGTTTGAAAGCTGGCAGCAGCAAAAGAAGGCATTCCGCATGATTCGGCGCTGGTCGTTCGACGGCGATGGAATCCGCATCGATATGTCCATCGTCCGCAGCACGAAGAAGCAGGCCTCCGGTGATTTCAAATGGCAGCGTCGATTTCGTGACCAGGATATTATGAACGCCCCGCCTACATACGAGATTGAAGTGGAGTTGTTACGGAAGCCTGAAGATACTATGGCCGAGGCGACGAAGCGCCTTGTTCGTGGGGTGGGTGAGATTCTCCGTGGTATTCAAAAGAACTCAATTCTTATTCGGAAATCTGTTGCGATGAAAGTGAAGAGTGCTTATAAAGAGCTTGCGGGGACGGACTTATTCCGCGGCCCTGCGCTAAAGGTGCTCGAGAAGGAGAATTTCAGCGCAGACCATGCGCCGAAGACGGCCAATATTCGCGACGGGTATAATGTAACAGACAAGGCGGATGGACTACGTTGTATGGGGTTCGTCGACTCGAAAGGGAATCTGTATTTGATTGATATGGGTATGAATGTGTATCGTACCGGCCTACAGCGCCCTGATTTGCGCCTGTCACTGATTGACGGTGAATGGGTAACGCAGACGAAGGATGACCCGCCGAAGCCGATGCAGCAGTTTCTCGCGTTTGATATCTTATATGCGACAGATAAGCGGGATGTAAGCCAGTTCCCCTTTCAGCCAGGTGCGACGATGCCTGTAGCAGAGGGGGCATCGCCGGCCGAGCCACGACCGGCCGAAGATAGTCGATACAATCAGCTGAAGGCGTGGATTGCTACATGGAACAAGGGTGATGGCCCGACGGTCATGCCCGGAGTTTCAGCGCAGAATAAACTCCAAGTGGCGGCAAAAGAGTTCCTCTTCGCCAAGGCGGGCGACAAATCCATCTTCCGCGCCGCTGCGCGGATTCTTTCGGCCGCACGCCCCTATTACACGGACGGCCTCATCTTTACTCCGAATGCGAATCCTCTACCTATTCGGCCTGCGGCGACATTCTTCGAGCAGTTCAAATGGAAGCCCCCGAAGGATAATACTATTGATTTCCTCGTCGTCACAGAGAAGGTGACCGGCTCTAAGAGCATTGACAAAGTGATTACCGGTATCAAGCCTGAGAGCGGTGAAACGGTGACGTATAAGACACTCCGACTCTTTGTAGGCTCTCGCACGGCAAATCCGCGTGACATTATTCTCAATAAGCGTGAGCTTCCACGCAAAGAC